CGCTTTAGCTTGGTTGCGTTGTACGAAATCATTTGTTTGTAATAAATTTGAAATACTCACGTTTTTCCTTTTCTTTTAATGTTATAGCAATCCTGCTAATTTTTTCCAACGGTTTGCCAATTCAAATCCTTCTGATAAAACTTGCGTTGTTTCTTTGCTTGGAGCTGTCGATGCTGACGCTTTTGAAGCATAAGATTCTTTAACTACACGTTTCTTAGTTGGACGATTGAATGACTCTGCCAATGTTGTAAATACTAATTTTACTTCTCTTGTATTACCTGCACGATCAAAATTTTCAATTACTTTCATTTTTTGATTTTCAGATAATTCAAAATTACGGAACAATTTGTTTGTGTAAAGAAGTTTAGCATTTAAAAGATTTACTTCAGAAAGAATACCTTGAAGCTTTTTAACGGTTGCATAAGCTTCTTCTAATTCTTCTTTCATTTCTTCTTTTTCGTGATCTTCACCTTCCATTTTCATTTTAGGTTCTTTTTCTTCTTCACCCATTTCATCTTCTTCGCGAAGAATAGCTTCCAAAATTTCGTCGATTGATTCCATAGATAGGTCATCTTCTTCTGTCATTTCTTCATGACCCATATGATCACCTTCCATTGCCAAACCATCTTCTAAATTTGCATCTTCGCCTTCTAAATCACCTTCTAATTCGCGAATGATAGACTCAAGATTTAAATCATCTTCATAACCTTCGTTATATTCGTCGGTCATTTCTTCATCGCCCATTACTGGTTCTTCTTCTGGCATTTCTTCGCCGCTTTCTTGTGAGTAGATATCAAACTCATCAAATTCTCCGTCTCCGTCTACGTCGATTGATAAATCACCTACATCATTTCCAGCTCCAGCTTCTGCACCCATTTCGTCACCCATTTCTGGATTTGCGTCAATTGGTTCTTCTACTGGCATTTCTTCTTCATCACCTTCGATTTCATTTGTTAGTTTCGTTGCTAACATTCTTTCTAAACGAGGTGCAAAGGCTTCTTGTAAAGCAATTTTAGCGTTTGCTAAAGCAGTTTCTTTAACAGCTTTTGCGTCGGCGATTGCTTCTTTTAGCAAGTCTGATTTTGCCATTTGTTTTCTCCTTAAATTTTTGTTTTGGAAATAAGATTATTTGAAATCTTAATAGAAATTATAAATATTAGACACTATATAGAGGATAGCGTATTTTTCTATAAATATAAGCATGTTTGTAAAAACAGTAAAAAAGCCCTAACTTTTGTTAGGGCCTTATACATTTTTTTAAAAAGAATTTAAATCTCGAATTTTTTGTAAAAATTTTGCTGACTGTAGTTGTTTTCTTTTTTTAACACTAGGCTTTTCAAATTCTTTGCGATCTCTAATCGTTTCTAAAATTCCAGATGATTTTATTTTACGTTTCCATGCTTTCAATGCAAATGCTAAATCTTCTCGTTGTGTTCCTGTTACATTAACTGCTAAAGGACTTCCTGGAACTGTTGTTAAATGTTGTTTTTGTTTTTTATTCATATATTTTTATTTAAATTTCTAATTGCGGTGTTTTTGGTTTTTGTTGTCTAACGTTAAATCTAAAATGTTTTAATTCAGGTTTTTGTGCTAAATATCCTTGAAGCTTTTGTGATTCTAAACCCGGGTCAGTGCCTAATCTAAAATAAAAGTATCCAATTTTGCCTGATGGAGAAATTGTATGTTTAACTATGGTAAATCCTTTTCTTTCAGCCCATTCTTTTATTTCTTGTGCAACTGCTTGTGCTTCGCTTGGATTTCTTAATACATATTCAATACCGCCTCGATAATCTGTAATACGATTAACTAATTGAGCTTCTTCCAGATCCGATTCCATTTTCATAGCATCTTTCATACCTTTTAATGCAGTAGCCATATCTTTGGCATTTTGAACATCATCTTTTGTAAACTTCGGTATGCTTGGTGCATCTGTAGCAACTGGCTGTTCTGTTAATCTAAAAAATTCTTTATATAATTTTTTAAGGGTATTCATCATTCTACCTATATTATAATAATATTATCTTGATTATCCAAATTAATTAACATCAAAATAACGACTTAAATGCTGTCCGATATTTTCATATGCCAATGCCATTCGATCTTGTGCTTCTTTTAATTCACGTGCTGCATGTTCAAAATCTTTGTAGTCTTCGTGCATTCTTTTATTGTTCTTTTTATGTGCAACATTTGCCATCCAATCATCACTTTCAGTCATAATTTTATCTGCTCGTTCTACTATGTTTTTAACACGTTCAACGATTTGTTCTAAATCACCTTTGCCATATACTGATTCACCTAGTGCTGAAAAATTTGCTACTTCTTGTACAAAGTTTTGTTTTTCTTCGCGAGACATTGGTTTAGGTTGATCTTCCAATATCGTTTCTAAAATAAATTTTAAGTTTGGTGTTTTCATTATATTATCCTGCATTTACCATCTTCACATAAAATTGATGTAATGATGTCGTTTACGTTATTATATTTGTTTGTTTGAATACTTTTATCCGTTGATTCATTCATGCTCGTAGGACGCATAAAAGCCCCATGAGTAGAAGGATTAGAAACAAAGTCCCAACAAATTAATTCAAAATCTTCTTGAACTTCTACTACGCCTTCACTGCGTAATTCTTTTACAGAACCTAAGCCGCGAGATGAAATTCCTAATGTAATACCAGCTTTAAAAAGTTCTTTAAGAATTTTACCGGACGGCGTTTCTAATATTTGTACTGCACCCATTAAATCATTGCCAGTCCACCAAATTTTTAAAACATTATGAGAAACGTTGTTCAAGTTAACAATTGACGATTCTGGATGATCTAGTTCTCCTAATGCACGATGTTGATCAATATATTCTTGTTGGTATCTGCGACACTCTCTTTCTAGAATGTTTCTAGGATATACGCGGCCATTTTGATTTTTTGCGCCAGCTCTTTGCAATACTCCTTGTACAACAAATCCGCCTGGGATTCCATATTCTGTACCAGATTGTTCTGTTAATGAACTAACAGGCTTAAATGGCATATATTCAACAATTAATCTTTTTGACATATTACTCTCCTAATGCTCTTACACGTTCAGAAATCTTAATTAATCGTTCTGAAATTTTTGTCAATGCCTTTTGTGTACCGGGGCCATATGTTGATGCTGCAACACCCGATTCTGTTTTTAATCTTGTATTGTAATTAACCATAGTTTCAATTTCTTGTAACTTTTTTGCAATTTCTTTGATTGTATTTTTTACTTTGCGTTCTGGGCTTGTATGTTTGTCTTCAGTAGCAAAACGTTGATATGATTCTAATAACTCCTCATATTTTTTTTCTAATACATCTTCTGTAGTTAATTTCATCGTTTTATTTTTTTTATTTGCAGTGCCTGGAGTATGTGTTAAATTTTTTGATGGATATTCATAATTTTTATGTTGCCATTTTCCGTCGTGATCTGCAAACGGAAATTTATCAGTATATTCTTCTTCTTCATCTTCCGGAGTTTGATATCCACCCATTGTCCATGAAGCAGGTTTATTTACTGATTCATATTTGATTTTTTTCTTCTTCTTTTCGTATTGAGTGGGAGTTAGAAATGCGCCGGGTGTATTATATCCAGCAACGCCACCAGTTGTTGATATTTCATCGAGCTCAGATTCATCACATATGCACTTAGATTTTACTCTATCACATGCATCACAGTAATCTTCCAATTCCATGAATTTTTCTTCCATTTCTTTTAAGAAAGATTTCATTAATGCATCTCCTTTAATTCTCTAACTAGATCAAAATAACGCAATAAAGAAAGTATATGCGATTCTTTAATAGTTTTCATATTTTCTACAGTACATAACATTTCAGAAAGTTTTTGTACTTTGATTTGAGTAACTTTATCAGTTATTAATTTTGCTTGATTTGATAAATCTTTTTTAATTGCAGGAATAACAGTTTGAACATATTCTTTTAATGCATTAGTATCATTAACATTGGTTATATACTTATTTAAAAGTTGTTTTTGAGATTCATCTAAATTTTTTGAATATTTTTCATTGAATTTATCAATCATCAATTTATATGTTAATAAACGTACATCTTTTGGTTGCGATTCAAATGCTTCCAATGTTAAATCTTTTGATTGGTGTTTTCTTTCAACAATCATTCCATTTTTTAAAATAACATTTTTACATTCTAATAATTGCTTTGGATTATCTGTTTCTTGATATTCAAATATCATGTAAATTGATGCCAATGTTTTATAATTATTGATATGAATTTTAGAAATATCATCAAAATTAAAACGTTCGGAAATCTCTTTAACAAGATTATAACGCTGACGTTTTAATAAACTTTGATTTAATTTTAAATGTGTGGTTTTAATTGTTCGTATATAATCTAATGCTTGTGCTTCACTTTTATACTGTTCTTTTAACAATGCATTGTATAAATACAATTCTTTAGCAAGTTCTGTATTTTTCCCGAAATATTTTTTAATTATATCAACAGTTGTAGTTTTACTAGATGATAACGTTTCTGATGTTAATTTTCTAACTAACATTTCGAAAAGAATTCCGGTATTTTTATATTTCGAATGTTTTAATTTTTTCATATTTAATACAGTTCTTTTTTATTTAATAAATATGTTAAAATTATAAAATGTTTCCCTCATCTAGCATAGTGCCACGATCTGAATCTTTTTTCTTATTTTTTAACGTTTCTGTTATAATATTGGATCCTTTTGATTTTTTTAAATAACGAAGTATGTTATTGTTTTCTGTTGCAACTGGGCGTACGGTTTTATCGAATCTAGTATCAGCTTGGAATGTTGTTTTTTGATTTTCTGGATTAAAATCTTGATCAATTCCTTTTTGACCTGTCGGATCCCAACCAAATGCATTTTTATGTTGACCAAATTTAATACCTTCAGGCGGTCTGCCTCCTTTATCTTTTTGCTCTACATCATCAGATGACATATGCATTGATGCTAAATCGTGTGGCGTACCAAATGATACTCCAGTGACTGCTGGATCATTACCTTCTTGTTCTATTTGATTTTGTCGGAAACGAAGTTTAAGATCTTCTACAACATCTGTGCGTTGTTGCAACCATTGATCTTCTGACATATTAAATATAAATTCATATATGTATTTATCAGATACTAATTTAGAATCTTTCATAGCAGTTGCTAATGTCATCTTTTCAGTCATTAATGCAACTTTTTGTTGATCGTATATAATTGATGGTGCTGTTAATTCTAATTCAAATCCAACTAATTCTTCACCCTCATATCCTTGAGCATATAAATGAACAATTGCAATTTTAGTTAATTCAGACATTACAATTTTTTGAATTCGTTCAATTGTTCTAGCAAAACGAATATCCATGGATGCTAATGTACTTTTACCTTCTACTGCTTCAGCATATCCTAAAAATGGCTTTGGAACTTTTAAAGCAGCCATCATTTTATCTTTAATATACTCTAAATCTTCAGTACCAGTCCAAGTCATTCCAGGTAATGTATCTATCGATGTGGTAGAATTGCCGCCGCGAACTGGTAAATAATAATCTTCTAACATGTTCATTAGGTTAAATTTAAGATTATAATTACCTGTTTGTTGATCAATGTGCGGAATTTTTTTCATCTTGGTAATAATTTGCTCCATGAATGAATCAACTTCATTTGGCGGGATATTACCGATATCAATTTTAAAAATACGTTTTTCTGGAGCGCGCATTATACGATGAATAAGCATTGCATCTTCCATCATCATTAATTTTTGAAATTCTTTACGAGCTCCTTCTAACATGGATCTACCATATGGTAAAAAGTTAGAATCTGACAACATACGGAAATGTGCTATTTCAAAAACTTCATAATCTTTTTTAGAATCAGCAACATGTTTGAAACGTATTTTATATTCGCCAGTTGCTTCATCATATTCTTCCCAACGTTCAATTTCGTAACTAGAAAATGGACGAGCATTTACAATTCCAATTTCATCTGCGATATCTAGTTTTAAAAAGAAATCGCCATACTTTGTCATGTTACGAATCCATGTCCAAAGATTAAATTCTATATTTAGAATATCATAAAATAGATTATAAAGAATTTTTTGTATTTGTGTGTTATTAGTTTTGATAGTTAATATATCACCAAATTGATCTGCTAATGTAGATTCATCTGAATATATATCTAGTGCTGAACTAATAATAGGGTCGCGGTCCATCATTTCATAATCAGCATAAAGCTGCATACGATTTTGATGCATATAGTAATTTGAATCATAGCCGCCATTACCTCCGACCATATGCTTATTAGCACCATGCATTCGAGTATATCGGTCTGCTACTTTAGTTTGATTTAAATTACCTACACCCTGTAGACGATTTGTATCGACTACTCGTAATTTATCTTTTCCATAAGCTCGAACAATAACATTCGTTGCAAATAGATTCTGTAAACGTTTTCTTAAAGACGCCATAATATTATTTTACTTTATTATAAATATAACTTGTTACAGAAGCCAGGTCAAATTTTCGTTGTTATGTCCGTTGTTCCACGTCCAACCATCTGCTCCGTCTGACGGTTTGCCAGTAAATATAACTTGTTCAGACGATTTATGAAATTGACTTAAAGTTTTTTTATGAAGTTCAATTCCTTGCTGTCTTAATTTGAGTGTTGTGTCTCGTAACCATAAACCGATACAAAATGCCATTACAAGGTCATCATTATATCCCGTTTGTGATTGAGCTTTTCCATTTAGCCAAACAAATACAAAAAGTTCTTGTATTAATCGTTTGCTGCGAATTACTGGAGTTCGCTCTCGCATATACATTTCTAATGCTGATATCATTAATGGTCGTGTACGCGTTGTGGTTGATACTCCGGGAACCATTTGGCTTTTATCCTTCATATCATAACCTTTTTTCAATTGTACATCTACATCTACATATCCGTCGTCTTTATATGTATAAAATAAATTTTCATAGCCGCGGTCTAAAGCTGGTTGAATTGCTGCCCAGCCAATATTGGCATTTTCAATTGCTAATAATGCATTATTCCATTCCGTTGCAACTGTTACAAGCATATTACCAAAATCTTTTGGTGGTAGTTTACCTTTATATTCAGCAACTTGTCGTATATCTTGTACGTCGATAACATGGAATGTTGACCAGTCGCCACCATCACCCCGGGCAACGTCAGCTACTACTAAATAATCTTTTTGATAATCTGGATACTCCCATATCCAATAGCCATTGTCAAAGCCTCGTTTTTCGATTGGCTCCGAACATTTTTCATCATACTCTAACAATATGCCACCATCTACAACAGTGTGTCCTGATGATATAAAGTCACAATCACATTCTTGTGCAGCACCTCGTTCACCTAATAATTGAGTTTGTTGCGTACGCCATTCCTGATCTCGTTCTGGATGTACTGTCCAATGCAATTTAATTGTATGAAAACCATTAATCTCTGCTTCAGCATCTGCCCATGTTTGATGAAACCAGTTACCTACGCCGTTAGGAGTAGATAATACAATTGCACCACCACCTGTTGATAATGTTGCTTGCGATGCTATCCATATTTCTTCAATATTACGGATAAACGCAGCCTCATCAATAATAAGCAATGATAATGCTTCGGAACGTGCACCAGTTGTTGCAGATGATACTGCTTTAATTTGCGAACCGTTTTTGAATTTCAAAGAAAGTTTATTGTCTGCTTCAATTGTACCTTTCAACCAACTAGGTAAATTGTCATGCATGACACGTACTTTGGTTACTAAGTTTTTTGCTACTTCTTGAGTTGTTGCAATAACAAGTACGTTGAAATCGTCTTTGAACAACATGCTCCAAAGAGCAAAGCCGGCTGAAAGTGTTGATATACCTAACTGACGAGACTTTAATATAACACTATATCGATTATCTCGTAATTCAGTTAATGAATCTTCTTGAAATGGAAATAGATTAAATTTAATCTTTCCTTTTTTTGGATGTTGTATATAACAATATTGACGCATAAAGAAAACAGGATCTTTCGCACACATCGTGTACTGTTGTTGAATGATCTGTTTTATATTTTGAGACATATTACTTAATTAATTGATTAACTAGAATACCAGTTCCTAAAGTAGATAAAAATCCAAATCCGAACCATACTGATTTTTTATCATGCCATTTCGGCTGCATTAATTCAATTTTTGTTTCTAAATCTTTAACAATGCTTTTTTGCCATATGATAATGCTATCTTGTTTAACAATATGTATTGAATCTAATACACTCAATGAATCTTGT